AAAATATTTGGATCTAATTCTTGGTTTCCATTTATCGTTACTGCATCATAATACATTTGAGCTATGAAATTTACTGATTCATTTGTCAAAGGAACTGAAGACTCTTTGACAATTTCAGACAGAGAAAAGAAGATGTCCTGATAAATTTCTGAACATACTTGTGATGTTAACTTTTCTCCTTTTCTTCTTGCAAGTCTTTCTGATAAAAGCTTAGAAATTGACTCATTAAGAGCTTCACCTTGCATCATTTTACATATCCTCTATTTCTTAAAAAGACAGCTTCGTCTCTTTGAAATATAGCATCATTTGTCTGGTATGTTTCAGGTACATCATTAATTGTATAGTGATACATTACTCTAGGTAAGAATATTCTTTTCTTTGAGTTGTGCAAAGCAGGTAGATATACAGCTTGATCACCCGCTCGGCGAATGTAATTTCCATCTTCTCCACGATAGTTTTCATCTTTTACATCATTTAAAAGTTTTTTTCTAAAAGTTTTTAGATGACTTGAGACCCACGGATGTTTATATGGATTTGCATCCTGAGACATAGGACCGCTTATGTTTTTATCACTGAATCCCCATCTATGCGTTGTCCATAAAATGTCGCATCCTGTTTGCTGATATGCTGAGTCTATGATCGCTAAAGAGTCTGTGTCTGTAAGCCAATCATCCGCATCTATTCTACAGACGATATCATTTTCGTTACAAAATGAAAGTCCATGTAGAACATTTGCAACTTCCCATTTCTTTTCCACATTCCATACATTGATAATGTTATCAGAATATTTTTTATTTAACAGTAACTTAAATTCATTACAAATTTTCTCTGATTTTTCTCGATGATCTTGAGATGAAACATCATCAATTAATATTAACTTCCAATGATTATAAGATTGACCACATAAAGAGTGAAGCATCATTGGTAATGTATTAGATGCATTGTACATTGGAGCTATAAAAACAAACTGATTATTCATCTCATCATCTCATTTGCTTTTCTATACGATTCATGAGTACCTGCATCAACCCATCCTGTTTCAACATTAGTAAAAGTTCCAATTTTATTCTTTACCATAAAAGAGTTAATATTACTCACTTCATATTCTCCTCTTGATGATGGCTTAAGATTTTTAATAACATTAAAAACATTTGATGTGTAACAGTACACTCCTACTATTGCATCGTTACAAGAGGGTTTTTTTGGTTTTTCAACAACATCAACTATTTTTCCATTTTGATAAACTGGAATTCCAAATCTTTCTGGATCTTCGACTTTTTTTGTAAATAAAGCATAATCATCATTTGATGATTCAAACTTTTTTATTGAATTGACTATTTTTGTATTAGTTTCAAAAATATTGTCACCTAAAATAGTTACAAATTTTTCTTTACCAACAAATCCTTCGCAAAGTTTGATTGCTGCAGCTATGCCATTAGCTATTTCTTGTATACAATAATAAATTGAACACCCATATTCATTACCAGAACCTAGTAAAGTTGCAAACTGTCCGATGTGTTCTTGTCTGGTTATAATACAAATTTCTTTAACACCAGATTCTACTAAAAGATTTATAGAATGAATTATCATAGGCTTTTCGCCTACTGGCAATAGACACTTGCTAGTGAATTTAGTCAAAGGTTGCAATCTACTGCTAATTCCTCCTGTTAAAATGATTCCTTTCATCATTGATCTTTTAACATTATTTTTGGTTGCGTTTTTTCTACAGTTAAGTGAGGAGTTGTTGTCTTACCATCCCATTTTTGGTGCCAAATCCATCCTCCTAATTTTTCTTTGAATTCTTTTGCTCTTTTTTCAATCATTTCATCTGTAACTTTTGACCAAGGATGATCAAACATCATGTTTGAAGCTGCAGTGTCTTCATATTTTTTACCAGATAAAGATTCCCAGTGCTTTGTCCAATAGTCCTTATAAAGTTTAATCTTTCTCTCAAGATTAAACCAGCTATAATGAAATACTCCTGGTAAGTTGTTTATAACGTTATTAAACCAAATGTTATAATCTTTTAGTGCCTGTTGGTTTCCAACAAGAGCAGATCTTCTTACTTGATCTGCTTCTGAAGTATAGAAAGTCACGTGAGGAATTCTAGATCCAGTCTGAGAATCAATCATGTCACATCCGTCTGTACCTTCAGCTGCGTATAAATCTCCATTAGAGTCATGCCTTCTAAGATCAGAAGGAATACCATGAGTGATGTTTTTCTTATTTCTGCTTAGTCTCCACTTCCAAGGCATTATATCTAAACGCACTTTTTCCGGACCGCCCCAATACTCTATAACTGGTAATGATATCAAATCAACGTTGGGAGGAAATTTAGAACATAAATCAATTATTTTTTTCGAATCAAATTCATGAACAATTTCATCTGAATCCATCTGCCAGCAGAATGTCGACTTGCACATTGATCTTGCTTCTGCTTTTTGCATTCCATCAAATACTGCAAATCTTAGATGATTCCAATCTCTATGAACTTGTTTGATGACTATATTGCTATTTTTTTCCGATAAATCTTTTAACTTTTCCCAAGTTCCGTCTGTTGATCCACCGTCGACAACGCATACTTCTTCACAAAATTGAAGCATAGATTCAATACATTCTACGAACGGATAATCTTGTTTGACACAATTGTATACTGTAGTGTATCCGCTTATAGATGGCTTATAATCCATCATTTTTTTTATTCCATTCCAAAAAACTGTTGGTGCTGTAAAAAGATACTCTTCAATTTCTTTTAAGTTTTCAGTATTAAACCATTCTTCATCTTTATGCTGTACATTATCATTAAGATGAAGCTTACATCCTAACAATTTTGCTTCTATAACCATTCGAGGACATGTATCTTTACCATCAGGAAGGTAAACAAATCCTTCTGCTTTTGAAAACTTTTCTAACATTACATCATATGAAACATTCCAAACAACTTCATGCTCTTTATGATTTTCTTCGCACCAAAGTTTTGCGTTTTTTGCTCCTTTTACCCAAGAATCAGAACCAAGAACTATCCATGACTTTCTGGATAAAGAGTCAGACCTATCTCTAAGAAGCTTGATCATTCCTAGAGTATTCTTTGAAAAGACGCTAGATAAAACTATGTTGTTTTTTTCTAATAAAAATGGGAATAAATTTAGGTACCACTCTTTTTGAGCTTCTGACATCCACCAAAGACCTCGAGAACCATAATAGAAAGCTGATATTAATTTTCCATTCAATTGTTCTTGGCAGTCGCAATCTTTTCCTGATGCAGATTTATGTTTTTCTGGAGATCTATAACGACAGTACTTATAGTCGTATTCTAGAATGCTGTACTTTAGATTTCCTATGATTGTAGGAATTAATTCTGGATCTAGTTGGGAAAAATTCCCAAAGATCCAGAACTTATCTACTCCTTGTTTCAAAAGATCAACGTCAACATCTTTAGATAAGATCTTTGTGTAAGGAAGCGGGCATTCATCAATTAATGCTTCTGTAGTTAGTTCAGCTCCCCCCACATAATGTTCTGCAAATAGATCTGCTACAAAAACTATCTTAGCATCACTAGGGATAGAAGTTTTCTGTTTTTTTGTACTAAAAATACTTTCACTAAAGTTAGTCAATTTTTCCCTCAAATCTATTGTTAAAGAATATTTAAATAAGATCTAATTCTACTATAGATCCAGATTAAGAATTATCTTAGTTATAGATCTATTGTCTTTATAGATTATTTATAATAGCTAAATAAGCGAGGTTGTATATGCCCAGAAAGCAAAATGATGAAAAAAATATTTCTGTAGCAAAAAAAGCTGGGCGCCCACGCAAAAATTTAAAGACAATTGCTTCTGAAAAAGAATTTCAAGAAAATTCAAAAAATGTTATTGAGAACATTGAAAGCGGATATCGGCACATCATTGAAATGCAAGACAAAATCTTGTCTGCTCCTGCTATGAATGGTGGATTTACAACCTTAATGTGCAAAGTTGAAAACATAGAAAAATCTCAAAGTCAATTGGTTCAAAAAGTTGATCAAATTCATGGAGTTTTGTATGAACCTGATACTGGGCTTTATGCAAGATTAAAAAAAGTTGAGAATGATTGCGCTCCTAGTGAGTCGATAGATGATCTAGAAAAAGACGTTCAAGAAATTAAAATTTGGAAAAATTCAGAAGAAAAACAGTCTGAAAAAGAAGAAGTTAAAGAAGTAGAAAAAGAAAAGATTTTATCAGAACATGAAATTACCTTGAAAGAAATTCAAAGAAGCATTAGCAAGTATAATGCTGCAATGAAATGGATTGCAGTGTCTTTAGGCGGCGGTACTATAAGCATGTTGATTAAACTCATTTATGAATATGTTACTGGACATGTAAAGATTGTTTGAACATTGTGATCTAAAAAATTCATAATAAGTTCATGTCTGTTTTTCTAAACGAAGAAGTGTCTTCAAAAGTATCTTACGTTTTAAGAAAACTAAAAAACGTTATTAATAATTCAACGTTATCACTTTCTTTAAACAAAGAAAAAGTTTCTTTAAAAACAGATATTCAAGCTTGTATAAATCAAAAATTTTCTGACTCTTTAGAGGATTCTATTAAAAAAGTGATAGTTGACCATGCATACAGAGCAGAACAATTATCACCTGGATCGTTTAAACAAACGATATTATTTTCTAATGATTTGATCGATCAAATTAATGATGAGTCTAAAGTAGATATATCTTTTCATCCAAAAATAGATGATTTAAAAGATTTAATCAATCTGTTTTCAACAGATGAAATGGTGTCTAGACTTTGTTTTGAATCGATATGTTTATCTGGATTTGGTGGAAAAATTTCTATAGAAAAAAGCCTTAACTCAGAGACGTCGATAGAATTAATCGACGGATATACATTTAAACATGATAATCTAGGGCTTCAACCATTAAAAATAAAAAAACCAAGAATACTTTGCATAGATGGATATATTGAATCTGTGTCTGAGGCAAATCTTCTTTTTGAAGGAGCAGCACAATTAAAACATCCTCTAATACTCATTTCTAGAGGGATGAGTCCGGAGGTATTACAAACTATAAAAGTTAACAAGGATAGAAAAACTATGTTTATTTATCCCGTTAAAATTCCTTTTGATTTGCAAGGAATTAACACTATAACTGACATTTGTGTTGTATCTAACTGTACGCCAGTTTCTTGCAATTTAGGTCAACTTATATCTTCTATAAAAATTGAAGATTCTATAGAAGTTGATGAAGTTTTCATTACAGGTAATTCTTTGATAATCAAGAATTCAAAAACAAGAAGTAATGTAAATTCTCACGTAAAATACTTGATGGAAAAAACAAATTCTTGTAATTCTGATATTGAAGAGCTGCTATCAACTAGAATAAAATCATTATCAAATAATTGTGTTGTTATAAGATTACCTAATGATTCAAAATATATACCTACTTCGCAATCGATAGATTATATTCTTAGATCAGTAAAATCTATGTTAGATTATGGGATCTACTTTGATGATATTAAAAATATTAATCTTTACGGAAGTTATAAATTTTCTAAAGACATGTCAAAAAAGTTGTATTCAATCATAAAGAATGTGTATGCTTACGTAGAATAAAGATTTTTCATAATGATATTTTGTTTACTTTTTTTCAATAATGCATAACATATAAACATGTCGAACTTAAATTTAGATAAAACTTCTTGGGAACTAGTCGAAGTACTAAAAGACACAGCTAAGAAAAATCTTTTGAATGCTGTGAAAAATAACCAACTTAAAGTTGATGAAGAAGTTTTGCCAAAGCTTTTTTCTCTAATAGATTCTTCTATGTCAGAAGGGTATAATAAGAGTTATAAAACATTTTCAAACAAATTTTTAAAAGTAAGTAAAGATTTAGCTACAACAGAAAAAGATTCTTTAAAAAAAAGAAAGTGAATTTCTTTAAAAGAATATGGCTATCTTTGGTCAAAAACATTTAGTAAAATGTAGATGCGTTTTACCTCAATTTAAAAATTCTTCAGACCCAGAAAAAAAGCAACACAGATTTACTGTGTTTTCTGAAGTTAATGATGACGTAGTTAAGCAAAAATTTGCGCAATGTAATAACTGCGGATTAATTCATAAAATTACAGATGTGTGTACTTCTGAAATAATGCCTGGAAAAGAAGCAATGTCATCAATTCTAACAATTGATGACATTAAACCAGGTCTTCACCCTTCTTTGGTTTCAATCCTCGAAAGATATCAATGCGACTTACCAACTTGGGAACAAGCAAAATTTATTTTTGAAAATAAACGTTGGGGTGAAATATTAATTTTGACTAGTGACCTCGAAGAAGATACAAAAGTAATTAAATATCTTAGGATATTAGGAGAAACTTTATTTAAAGTTGATTCACATTCTAGAAAAGAAATAATAGGTAACTAACATGCATTACGGGCAATTGTCTTCAGAAAAATTAGCAAAAGAAAATGAAGATTGTCGAAAAATTGTAAAAGAAATCCTAAATGTAGGATTGACACAACGTCAACATATGTTTCTTATTTATTTACTTTCTTTAGAGTTAGAAAACATTGAATACGTACAAGCATTAGCTGATGTTATAAAAGAAATTTCCGGAGATCAAATCTTCATTTCAAAGAGAGAAGAAAATGGGACGATCAGTTGAACCTCAAAACTTGCACGGTGCTCCTTCTAGAAAAACAAATTCAGATGATCCTAGTTCAGCGATATTAATGTCGCCTAGTGAAGATTCAAGAATCGTTGTTCTTTACGGAGGGGTTAGCGAGCAATCAATCGCAGCAACGATAGTTCAACTCTTGTATTTGGCAAACCAAAATCACAAACCAATTCATCTTGTTGTTTCCACTTATGGTGGATCAGTAGATGAGATGTTTTCTTTGTATGATACGATTAAGTTTTTACCATGTCCAGTTCATACAATTGCTTTAGGGAAAGTTATGTCAGCTGGAGTTTTGCTTTTAGCTTCTGGTGTTAAAGGTAAAAGAATGATTGGTTCATCCGCACGTTTAATGATGCATCCAATTTCAGGCGGATTTTACGGAAATGTTTTTGAGTCAGTTAACGAAACGAATGAGCATAAAAGACTTCATCATTTGATGACAACAGCGTTGCAAGATGAGACAAAAATGTCTGTCGAACAAATTGAATCAATTATGAAATCAGGCCATGACTACTATCTTACTCCTGAAGATGCAATAAAGTTAGGAATCGTAGATAAAATCATTGGAAAATGATTGTGTAATGTATACAAGTTTGGATGTATCTTGTATGCATGCCTTCTCATGACTATTTAAGATACTTTCCTTTTCAAAAAATCAGAAAAGAACAATCAAAAGCTATTGAATTTACACTAGATGCTTATGAGTCTGGCAAAAGATTTGTTATCCTTGAACTAGGAACAGGGGTTGGAAAGTCTGCAATAGGAATTACTATCTCTAGATACATGGAAGCCCACGCTTCAAAGACTAGAGATGAAAAGGGTGATGTAATGACAGGATCATACGTCATTACAACACAAAAAATTCTTCAAGAACAATATTTGAGAGATTTTGGAGGAAGTTCTACAAAAACGACTTTAGTTAGATCGATCAAATCTAGTTCAAATTATCAATGCTCGTTTTATCCAGATCAATCTTGTGCAGAATCTAGAAGATTGCTTAGCAGCTTAGCTAAGCAATTAAATGGAACTGAATTTCAAAAGCAATGTAAAAATCAATGTCCATATGCATTAGAAAAGCAAGAGTTCATTGATTCTCCTATTTCAGTAACAAATTTTTCATACTTTCTTGCTGAAACTATGTATGCAGGAAAGCTTGAACCTCGTGGGCTGTTGGTGGTTGATGAAGCTCATAACACAGAGACAGAATTGGGAAAGTTTATTGAAGTAACTTTTTCAGAAAAGTTTGCTAGAGATGTTTTAAAATGTAAGTTGCCAAAAAGTTTAGATCAAGAATCTGTTTTTGAATGGGTAAGTAAGACATATAAAAAATCAGCTTCAAAATATTCTAAAGAGCTAGAAAAGAACTTAGCTAAGCTTAGCGGAGACATTGAGGGATATGGATCTTTTTCTAAGCAATACGAAATGTTAGATAAACATGTTTGCAAAGTGAATCGATTCTTAGAAGTATATAAATCAAATAATTGGGTGATGAATGTTTTTTACCCCTCTCCTGATAACAAGAAGGCCGGAAAAAAATTCGAATTTAAACCAATTGATGTTTCACCATATAGTCATGATGTTTTTTTTAAGCATGGAGGAAGAGTATTATTGATGTCTGCAACGATTGTTAACAAAGACATATTTTGCGAATCGTTGGGAATAAATGATGGTGATGTTGCATTTTTAAACATTCCTTCTCCATTTCCTATTGAAAACAGACCAATTCATTTTATTCCCGTAGGATCAATGTCAAAGAGTAGTATTGATCAAACGCTTCCTAAAATGGCAGAAGCAGTAAAAATGCTTTTACAAAAACATTCTAAAGACAAAGGAATAATTCATTGTTCAAATTATAAAGTTGCAAAGTTTATTAATGATTCTTTGTGTTCATCAAGAATATTGATGCATGACTCTTCAAATCGTGATCAAGTTTTAAAAATTCATTTAGAGTCTAATGAACCTACAGTCTTATTAAGCCCTTCGATGATGGAAGGAGTAGATCTATTTGATAATCATAGTAGGTTTCAAATAATTTGTAAGGTTCCATTTCCTTATTTAGGAGACTTGGTGGTAAAGAAAAGGATGGAAAAAAACAAGTTTTGGTATCCTTATATGACTGCAAAATCTGTGATTCAATCATTAGGAAGATCTATTAGAAATGAAAATGATCATGCAATTTCTTATGTGCTAGACGGAGATTGGGATAGGTTTTACAAGATAAATAAAACTATGTTTCCTACCGATTTTATCGTAACATAAATTTTACTCTTGATTCATGATGCCTATATTTTTCGTCAGGAGGATAATCCAAAATGTCAAAAAATGAAGTTTTAGCTAAGTGGGCAGACTTAAAGTCTTTAGTAGAAGCATTAGAGCATGATATTGCAAAAAATGCAAAAGGTACAGCAGCAGCAGGAGTTAGAGTTAGAAAAGGCCTAAGAGATCTAAAGGTAAAAGCAGGAGATCTTGTGAAGTTAACTCTTACTCTTGATAAGACCAAGAAAAAGGACTGAACTTAAATTTGGTCAATATTTGAAATGGGGTGCATATATGTTTGTACCCCATTTTTATTTTAACAAATATTTAACTGTGAGGTTTAAATGCCAGCACCACGTAGAGCAATTTTAACAAATATACACGAACAAAACTTAGATCCAAAAAAAGCTTATTCAAAAACGAATAAAACTGGAAAGCTTTTTGAAGAAAATTCTTTACAAACTGATAAAGTTGAAAAAGAAAATAAATCTACTGTCTTTGCTTCGTTAAACATTCATGATAAAGTTTTAAAAATTGATAAACCAAAAGATGAAACTTTGCTTGTTGAAAAGCAAAATGAAGAGCTTCATACATCTAAAGTTGTTGAAGAGTTGGTTGAATTAACTTCTGAAATAAAAGAAGTTCAGCAAGAAAAAACTGAAATTACTCAATCATTCAACATAAAGAAAAAACAAAAAAAGAAAGAACAACTAAATCAAAATTGAATTTTTAATTTTTTGAATTATCGTTTTTTCTATTTGGCAAATTCTCATTCTTGTTAACCCATATATCTTCCCAATCTTTTGAAGAGTATATGGACCATTTTGAGAAGCAATTATGACACAGTTAAAGCTGTCAGAATTATTGATATAGTGCATGCAGCTTTTCTTTTGGCAATTTACTTTATTAGTTGAATGAGCTTCAAAACATTTTGTGTTGTTAATAACCGGTAATTTCATTTTTTCTTCTATCAATAGTTTATAATCTAAATGTTAAATTTACATTGTTCATATAGAATAACATGACAAAAACATATGTTTTAGACACTAACGTCTTATTAAGTGATCCAGATAGCATCCACAGCTTTGAGGACAACAATTTGTTGATTCCGATTCTAGTTTTAGAAGAGTTAGATAAACACAAAACTAGAAATGATGATGTAGGTAGAAACGCTAGGCAAGTAAGTAGAATGCTAGATTCTATGAGAAATGAATCTAGCTTTCATGATGGTGTAAAAACTAGAGGAGGAGGAACTATAAAGATAGTTTCTTCTGTTGATGATCCACATTCTCTTTTACCAAAAGAATTATTAAAAAGTTCTAGTTTAGATAACATGATTATTGGATTCATGTTAACTCAAAAGGACAAGAATTTAGTTCTTGTTTCTAAAGACATAAACATAAGAGTTAAATGTGACGCTTTAGGATTAAAGTGCCAAGATTATTTGAACATGAGAGTTTCTTCTGATATTGATGAATTATACAGGGGAGTTAAACTAATTCATGTCAAAGAAGATGTTGTCGACACATTTTATAGAGAAGGAAAAATTCAAAAAAGTGATGCTACTGATGAGCAAACTTATCCTAACCAAATCGTGATTTTAAAAACAGTCGACGATCGTGGAAACACAGTCAAATCAGCAATGTCACGCTTTCATGATGATGGTACTTTAAGATCGTTGGCAAAAATAGAAACTGTATTTGGTCTTCGTCCAAGAAACAAGGAACAACTTTTTTCATTAGATTTGTTATTAGATGAAAACGTAAAACTTTTGTCCATGGTTGGAAAAGCTGGATGCGGAAAAACTCTTCTTGCTATAGCCGCTGGCCTTGAACAGCTAAACTCGATAGGATCTCAATCGAAGTATCAAAAACTCATAGTGTCTCGCCCAGTTCAACCTGTAGGAAAGGACATCGGATATCTTCCAGGTACTCTTGAAGAGAAGATGGAGCCATGGATAGCGCCTGTCAAAGACAATCTAGATTTTCTTTTAGGTATCAATGGTAAGAAATCAGGCAGAAAATCAAAAGATAATCTAATGTCATCTGATCCTTATCTAGAGTTGATGCAGCAACGAGGATTAATAGAGATTGAAGCAATATCATTTATCAGAGGCAGATCTATACCAAATGCGTTTATTATCATAGATGAAGCTCAAAATTTATCTATGCATGAATTGAAAACTATTGTTACTCGTGTTGGCGAAGGAACAAAGATTGTTCTTACAGGAGATATTGAACAAATTGATAACGTCGATGTTGACGTTTATACAAATGGGCTAACGTATGCAATTGAAAAGTTTAAAGAGCATTCAATTGCAGCACACGTGACTCTATTGAAAGGAGAAAGAAGCCCGCTGGCTACATTAGCTTCGAAGATTTTGTAAGGTATCTTGAGTAATCAAATAAATAATTGATATCGACATGAGTGGAATTTTAGACAACAGAACAAGAATAATGGATACCATCGTTACCTTAGAAGGTCGACGACAAATGGCCGATGGCAAACTTAGAATTGAATATGTAAGTTTTACCGATAATTCTACTTTCTATGATCCAGATGTTGTGAGCGGTTCTGCTGATGCAACAAACAGACTTTATTTTGAACAGTGCCATTTGCCTCAGGATCAAATAACTTTTGAATCAGATGATTCTGGAAAATTAAAACCTTTTAAAAATTCTAAAAATGTTAATGTTTCTAGCTCAGGGAAAATTTATGTTTCTTCTTCTACAAACATAAAATTTTTGACAGGAACAGAATTTACTTCTACTGCAGAAGGATTAGTTGTTTCATCAATTAGTAACTTTAATAACTTACAAGTTATTGGAACAAAAGATTATGTTTTTGAAAATGAAGGGTTTGAATTAGGCCCTTCAGACATAAATTATATTGTAAATTATAGCATAGAAAATAATCAAGAAAAATTAAAAACAGAATTTGACAAAAACTTTGTTGAAAATAGAAGTTTAGAAGAATTTCCTAGTTTGTTCAATTCTAAATGGTTAGAAAATGTTATAAACTTTAAGTATTTACCGCCTATAAATAAGTCTAATCAAAGCGTTGATAAGTCTAATCCGTCATTCTTAGATTCTAATAAGATTGGTAATTACCAAAATTTAAAATCAAATAGTAAAAAATACGATCATGTTTTAATTGAAAAAGACTTAGAAAATCTTGAAAAGAAAGGATATAAAAAATCTATAATATTTGATCCTACTTCTATGAACAATAATCTTGTTTCACAATTTCTTGAAATAAGCAATGTAGAAATGCATAAATTAGATGTTATTGATTATGGAACATATATTAATAACGGAAAATCAAGACATATGTTTTTTGTTGGAAAAATAAAAACTGATGCCGATGATTCTCAATGTTTTATCAATTTATTTACAATAGTGTTTGAATGAGGATCAAATGTACATAGACGGTATAGAACAAAAAAGAAATATTTTATTTGTAGAGGATAACTTTGCATCATTAGAGAAAGTTGATCCTTTGAATGATTCTATAACAAACATTAACAAAGACCTTCATTTTAAGTTTTATTTCAAAGTTTCTCAAATAAAAGCGATTCAAGAAGGATGTTTTTCTGTATCTGTCGCAGTTAGAAATCAAAACAAGCAAATACCTGTAATAGTTCCGAACACTAGAGGCGGAGAAATTAATACTGAAAATTTGGTTGATAATATTTTAACAAATAAAACAAAAATAAAAAGCCAAGACATGAAAGAAGAATCTTTCATAGTTGCAGAAAAAACAGCTGATATTAGCTCTAAAATAGACAATAGGTTTTTAACATTATTAAGGTCAAATTCAATAGATGAGTCGCAGTTTGTTAAAACAAAAGTTTTAGTAAGAAAAAAGATAGATGAACAAAACATAGACGTTACATACAATCAAAATGATTTAAATAAAAAAGTTTTAACAAGAACTGGGTTTGCTGATTTAACTATTCTTAAATCTTCTATAAAAGAAGAATCAGAAATTATAAAAAATAGATTTAAGTTACTAAACTCTTTAATACCTCCCTCTTCAGTTACGTCAGTTTCAAATAAAACTATAACTCCTTATTTGTCTTTAACTGGGTGTATAAATCCTTTATCAAAAAAGAATTTTAGAAATTCAGATTTAAATTCTTTATCATATTTTCATCATAACAATGAAATTCAAGATGAAAAAAGACAAAAAAGTAAAAATGAGTATGAAACAATAATTGATCAAAAATTTGATGATCTTATAAAAGTTAATGTTGATGTTGTTTTAAAACAATCTCACATGTATCAGCCTTTTCTTATTGTAGAGTTTAAACTAATAAAAACTGTAATCGATTCAAACAAACAAACACAAAAAGTAGTAATAGAAACAATAGAAAAAAAATTAGATATTAAATCTTATTATGATAATTTTTTATTTGAAGATTATCAACCTTTGTCAGTAGGAGTTTCTAGAAAAAACCAAGAAGTTTTTTTGCAAATAAGCAATCCGAATGAAGGTGTTTGTTCTGTTCAAATATACGGTAAACACATAAAAAACTTTAATGAATCTTCTTTTTATAAAGTAGGTTCTTTGGTACTAAATGCAAAAAACGAAATAGGATTTAAGAAATTAATTGATAATGATATAGATTCTATTTATAGAGTCGTTGCTTCGAATATAAGAAACGGTAATTTATCTAACGATTTTACGGATGTTGTTGTAAAAGATTTAAGAAGAATATCAAACAATGAAGTCATTGTAATTCCGCAATTAAACGCTGGAAAAATCAATATTACTGTAATAAATAACTCTTATAATTTTGGAATAGTAGCTTGCAAAATTTTATATAGAAATGTTACAAAAAAAGAGTCTAGCTATTCAATATCAACAATTATAGATTTATCAAATCAAAAACAATACTTTACTACTATTACAGCGAGGTTAATACCTTATAATGATTATGAAATTACTACTAAACTTATTTATCAAAATGGAATAGAAGTATTTTCTCAAAATTCTAATTTAATTAAATACATCCCTTATATTGGAGGTTTTTCAAATATAAGTGTAAGAAATATTGTTTCTTCCGTAGGAAATAATGTGACTTTCGATATAAATTCTGAACTACAACAAAGTGAACTTTCTATAATAAGAGATTTGATGGGGACAATTTCTACTGTTTTTGATACAACATACTACGATTCAAAAACTTCCGAATATGAAAAATTTGTTGCATACCAAATCTATCGTTACAATAAATCAGATGGTAGTTGCGATGATTTAGGGATCATAAAAAATAATTCTTCATTTTCTGATGTAGATCAATCTAAAATAAAAGGTACAAGTCCTGCAATAAATGGTGGAAGATATAGGTACGTAATCTACCCATTATTAAGAGATCCAGAAACTATTTTTGAAACTAAAAAAGAGTTTACTGATCATGAGACAAAAAAAAAGTATACTGTAAACGTTAGAAAAAGTAGACATCCTTTAACTTTGATGAGAGGAAGTGTGGTGTCAAAATCAATAGTTGATAATGATTCCACTCCTGATATGTTATATGGAATGGTAGGAAACTGTGTACATGTTGATGTCGACGTTGGAACAAATCAGTTTCCATCAATAAAAAACTTTTCTGTAAACCAAGTTAGTAATAAAAAAATTATTTTAACTTGGAATGTTGAAGGAAACATAAAGAAGTTTGATCATATTTTAGTTTTTAAAGATGAAGGCGGAATTAGAACGTTAATAGGAAAAACACATTGTTTGCAACAAGAGTTCAAATTTGGTTATAATTTATCCAGCAATGATATAGGTAACATTAGATTTGTTTTGACACCAATATTACAAGATTATTCGACTGGAAGATCTATAATGTCTTCAGATTATGTTTTGGTTAATGATGTGGAATGAAAATGATTAAAGTTCCAAAAATAAAAAAAGATTTTTTCGCAAAATTAGGAACGCCGACATCTCAAGCAGTTCCATCCAAAATTGTCCCCATCAAATCTCTAAAAAACATAACACAAACATCTCTTTTACAAAATGTAGCAGCAATTTCTTCAGAAGCTGCAAGAAATGTCTTGAAAAATGTTCAACAACAAAATGATGGAAAAAAAACAGTAAAAGGTAAAATACAAAAAAATGCTGGAGAAATGATGTCTGCACTGGGAGTAGTTCCTCTTGCAGAAAATTTGAAACTAGCATTGCAACTAGGTATATTATTAGAACCAGAAAAACCTGATTATAATTCAGAAGAGTATAAATCTTCAATCACGTTATATCGTCCTGAAATAATAGCATTGACAAAGTTTAATCCGTTATATGATGACAACTTAATTAAAACAGAATACGGAAATTTATTTGAAGCATTGATAGAAACTTTAAGAAAAGTTGATGTTGATGAAAGAAATAAAGTAAATGAATCACCATCTCAACAAGATGCTATTTTAAAAAATAATCAAAAATTAAAAGAAGAATTAAATGCATTAAATTCCAAAATAAAAGAATTGGCTTTTTTTATTCAAACATTTGTTACGTTGCAAAACTCTATAGATTTATCCAAGTTCAATTTTTCTCCTCAAGAATTTTTATCTTTTGAATTTCAAAATTCTCAAGCTTTTTCAACATATGATTCGTTAAAAAACTATGTTTCTAAAATGGAAAAAAGCTTAAACTTGAATAAGTCTTTGCACTATAGCTTATCATACAAAAACAAAAACAAAGATAAAAAAGGAGACTACTTTGGTTCTCCCCCTACAAGATCTTGGGTTGTAGCTTTAGAAGAAATGAAACAAATGATTCATTCTCATTCTAGAAAAAAAATGAATTTAAAAATGAATGATGATGGTCCTGGATATTTAGGATTTGGATTTTTAGGACTTCCTGATATCATTTCTAATGATAGAATTACAGCTAAAAAAATTATTGATTTAGGAAATGAATTCATAGGAGAAACTGAAGATATCCTTGATGGATCAAACAGATTTTATACATTACAAGAATATATTTCAAGGTTTAATGAGCAAGTTGATGGTGTTTCTACTGTTTTATATGTTATGCTAAAAGAAATAAGACAAAGAGCATGTTTAAAAGCGTTAAACCAAGACATCTCATTGCAATCTAGAAATCAAAAAATAAATTCATTAATTTTGAATTCATATTCTACAAACGGGCTAGTTTATAAGCGACAAGATCCATTCACTAGCGTTAAATTGTATGATATAGGTTATTTTGGAGAATTAGGTAATAGAAATAACACGATTTTTGCTTTAGAAAAGCAAAAGTTACCTGGTGTCACAAATGGCAACGATTACTTTTTTAAAGATTTTGGTGCTGAGTCTTTTTTTACTCAAATTCTTTCTCAAGAAGGAACGACTGATAAAGCTAGAATAGATGATTTTACGTTGACTTTAGGGGCTGTAGATAAACTATTTTCAGAATATTTACTAAATTCTGGAATATTGCCTATAGATGACGCTAAGATACATGATGTTAAGTTTTCCACAAATCCTGTTACGTTTTTGGAAGATATTTGTTCAAAGCTTTTAGATACACAAGGCAGATTTTTGTTGACAAAAAAAATTGGAGAATCGCCAAGTGGAAAAGGATATGTAGGAGCAGGAAATCATGATCTAGATGTATTAATGCTATTTGGACTAGCGTCTGGAAATTCTATTTCTAAATCAAAGATGAAATCTAGGGATCTTATTTTAAAAACATTGTCTTGGAATGCAGGAACATATAGACTGCAAATAGAGGATAGAACTCCAGAAAAGAATATATCAATATTAAAAAATGCTTTATACTCTTATGTACTAAAAAGGTTGTCCGGACAAAAGGGAGCTGATGAAGCAATAAAATCTATAGCTTTTAGAATATATTTTGTTCTCACCAACATTGCTGATGTTGTTGGTGCTGGGTTGATAACAAATGACGATTATGTCAGCGGCGCAGCAGCTATACTTGTTAGCGCTTTGGAAGGTCTTATAGGAGGACCGCTCGGCTCGATCGCCGCCGCCGTTTACACCGCAGTACAGAACGCAGATCCCGCTTCTTTACATTTTGGCGTTCCATTACAAGAAGGAGAGCAACAAAGCGTTCTGATATCTTCAGATCCAGACAATGGATTCTCAGATAATGAGAGACAAATCATAGGACCTACAACAACTGGAGCACCTGAACCAAGAAATGTAGCTGCTTCAGATGAGTATATAAAATGGGGTATGTGGAGTATACAATCTCAACCAGATTCTGCTGAGGATCCTTCATCAACAGCTGAACCATTTGCAATTCAAGATATCATTACAACTTTGCAAAGTTCTACATTTATTGATGAAATTGTAGAGTTAATGAGACCTGTTGTCGAGTCAGACTTAGGAGAAGATTTTTCTTTAGCTTATTTTGACATAATTTGTAATTTAATCGGAGGTCTTGCTCCAATTAAAGATATAAGAGTATATATCGACGATTATCATATGGAAGACGACGCCGGCCACGCGGGAGGAGCATTTAAGACAGATAATGAAATTAGAAGTGCATTAGTATTTTTTACTCATTTTTACAGACATGAATCTGTAGCTCAAGAAGTAGCCGCTACATACAAACAGCAAATTTCTAATAACTTAATAGAAGAGACAAATTCTTTAATTTCTTTGTCTTTTTCAACTCTTAATGTTGTTAGCAGTTTTTTAAATACTTTTAAAGAAATCAATAATAAACTTCATACTTTTAAAAAAGATATAGCTCAATATTTTGCAGCTTATTTAAATAATGATCCGAAAAAGTTTGCTTTGATGTTTACTGAACAGCAACTTTCGTTAATAATCAATTCTTTTCAAGACTTTTTTAATTCATACAATGTTTTTACAGAGCAAAATGAAAATGATACTCCGACAGATCAATTGTTTAGTAATAGATTAGACAGCCTTCCATATTCTACAAAGATTGTTCAAGCGACTAGAAGGTTTTTTAAAGATAAAGACTATACGCTATCGAAGGGGTATAATAAGCAAATCTTAACAGTAGGAATACCTCAAGGATTATTGAAAGATTTATTTAATAAATCTGTTGCAAAATCAATTAACACAGGAGAAATAAATTTATCAAAAGTTAATGATATTTTTAAAATTCTTGTCTATAAAATAGACTTATTAAATGATGACTTAGTTTATCTTCCTCAAGAATTTTTGTTTGAAATGTCAAGATTTGTTATAAAAGATTATTCTAAAATAAACCCAACCGCAAGATTATCTTCTGATTTTGAAGATTCACTATTTAGATTTTTTTCAACAAGAAATTTTTCAATTTATGGATCTAAGTCAAATAGTCTTTTTGAAGAAATCAAGCCAAAATCAAAAGTAAATGAAGTTTTTTCTTCAGCGGAATATTCTAAATTTCTTAATAAAGATGAAATGTCTTCTATACTAAAAAATCATATAACTAGTTTTATTTTAGAAAATTATTTACAGATTTTGTCTGGAATGAAATTAAACGAAAATTCTTTTATATTATCTGAAGCTAATGAAGTGGAATCTTTATATCAAGATCTCGTTGGTGCGAAGGTAGGAAATAAAGGAGAAATAAGCTTTGGAGAAAAGCTTTCAAATAATTTGCTAGCTTCTCCAAGTATACAATTAAAAAAGTTATTACATCCTAAAGTTTTTGATAGAGTTTTTAATATAATTTTTGATCCGGATTCTTTTATTGTAGACGAAAATAAAACTTATCCATCTATAATAAATAAAATGGAACAAAAAAGAATTATAAAAAAAGTTACGTATCAAGGAAAAACGTATTATGTTGATAATGACAGATCTTTCAAAGATCCAGCATTAAATTCATATTTTGTTAATATAGAAACTTTTAACACACCGGTTGATATAGTTGATTCAAACACGACAAAACCAATATCAAACGTTGGTGGAGTTAAAGGAGACAAAAATGGAAGTGCAAAAGGACCAACTTGGCTTAAGAAATAAAAGCATATGCCAAAAATATCATCTATACCATCTAAATTGATATATTCAGTTGACGTTCCTGAAGTAGAAAATTTTCAGTCACAGTTTGTATACAATTACTATGTTCCTAACGAATCTGTTCAAGATTATAGAGGAGACAAAAATGGAGATTCACTTTTGTTAGACAAGATGAATCTTTCTCAAGATGTTTTAAAAAAGCCTGGATATGAAATTGAAGGATATTTGAATAGTTTATCTAGAATTTCAGATTTAAAAAAGCTTCCTAGATACGTTAAACTTTCTTGGTCAACGAATAAGTCATTGACCAAAAGTAAAGATGGTTTATTAGTAACAGATTCTGATGTAGCAAAAATCGTAAGAGAAGATCAATTTGCTAGTAGTTATTACACTTCATTAGAGACTAGTAATCGAACGCTAGTCGGAGGAATTTCTTCTGCGTTTGATTCAATCCTCGTCAAGGCGGGCGTAGAACACATTGATTTAAGAAATAATTTTCCTAAATCAGTAAAAGCAGTTAATAAGACGTTTAAAGATTCTGATTCAGATAAAAGAATTCAATCTTCGATGTCTGCTATTGCATATCAAAAGGGTGGATTAGAACTAAAAAAGAAAACTGCGGATCTATATCTAGAAAAATTGTCTTCAACAAAGTTTTATTCACAGATTAATAATAACTTTTTGCATAATATAATTGTTGAAGGACTAAGCTCTCAACATCCGAATGATGCAACGTTACAAAGCTTTATAGATTATTCAAAAAAAGTTAACAAGCTAAATGTAAATCGTAAACTTTCTGATGCTGAATATAAATCTTCAATACCTTATCACAAAACATACCAATGGGATGCTAAATCAAACTTAGATGATGATTCAACTTTTAATATAAACGGATATTTGATAGAAAAAACTGAAATTTTCCCTGATGGAACAGTTAATCGATTTGACCCTTTTGTCGTAAGAGGAGGAGAAAAAAATAGCTTTATAGATTTTCAAATTAGATATGGGGCAATGTATTTCTATAGCATTAGAACAATCATGGACGTTACTTACAATGCTATCGACAATAAATCTTACAAGTTTATAAGAGTAGGTTCTTATATCGCGTCTAAAGACACGACAATAGACGTACAGACAATAGAAAATGTTGCTCCTCCTCCGCCACAAGATTTAATGTTTACTTGGGATTATGACAGAGTTAATTCAAACACAGTAATATTTGATCACCAAAACGACAAATCATTTCCCAATACTGGAAAACCTGGATCGTTAATGATATCTTGGTGCATGCCGGTTAATTCTCAAATGGATATAAAAAAGTTTCAAGTTTTTAGAAGAAAATCTATCGATGATCCATTCGAATTAATAAAAATGTATGATTTTGATGATTCTGTTTCAAAATTTGAAACGCTAGAAGACAAAATTAGTCAGTCACTTATCTCTAAAGAAGTTGAACCAATCTTGTATTATTTTGATGATGATTTCTATATAAACTCAGAATACATTTATTCAGTTGCGTCTATAGATGCTCATGGATTAACATCAAATTATTCTGAACAGTTCAAACTAAAGTTTAATATATTTTCAAATAAACTAGAAAAAACTTTGGTTTCTATTGCTGGAGCTCCAAAGCAATACCCGAACATGTATTTAGAAAAAGATTTATTCGTTGATACTATTAAAACTTCAAATAAAAATTCTATACATGTTTATTTAAATCCTGATTGCATTAAGATTAGTAGTGGTGACAATGTTAAAGATTTTGTGTTACAAATGAAAAACTCATCCAACAAGAAGGATAATTCAAAATACTGTATCAACATCATCAATACTGATGTTCAAAAAAGTAGACAATTAAACATAAATGTAATAAAAAAGGTATCGTAGTCATTCATAGACAGTTAAAAAAATTTACTTCGATTATAGTTACTGTAGATTTATTGAGGAAATATGGGATTTCTTGACCACAGCACAAACAACATAATTTTAGACGCGGTGCTTACCGATACAGGTAGACAATTTTTGTCTAAAAATGATGGATCATTCAGCCTTTTTAAGTTCGCTCTTGGAGATGATGAAGTAAATTATGGAACTGTAACAAAATATGGAAGAAGTGTTGGAAGAGAAAAAATAGAAAAAAACACTCCTATATTTGAAGGATTAACGAATCAAGCGCACGCTCAAAAATATAAGTTAATAAGCGTTTCAAATCCAAACTTAATTAGATTACCAAGTTTTTCATTTTCTGGAGATTCTTCCGTTAGCGGAGATATTATTACCGTATACAATACAGGTGGTAGTAGGGGATTGAAAACAGGTGCCGCGGTAACTATAGAACAGACTATTTTGAATGAAAACTTAATTGATGTTGAGTTAAGAGATCAAGTCTTTTTAGTTGATGTCCCTAATTTGTTCTTAAGACTTAACGATGGTAAAGTTACTCCAAACAATATCGATAATCAACAAAGAGCATATTACGTATTAACAAGAACATCAAGCTCTTCTACTTCAGGGGGGGCAATATTAACTTTTACAGTAAGCGTAAAGTCTTTGACGCAAACGATGTATGATGTTTATGGAACTGGTACATCTAAGAACATAATAAAAACGTATCTTAGAGTAACAGGAATGCAATCAGGAACAGTAAAAGACATTGCGGTTAACATTAACCAAACAACATAAGAACGAATTAAAAAATGGCAACGTATAAGAATTTAGAACCTTCAGACGTAAAAACAGCTAGATCTTTTTTAAGCCAGTTAATAGATGTTATTCAAGAAGATGTTAGCGGATCAACATCAAGAAGAAAATATCAAGTTTTCGTAACTGGAGGTATAGGCCCTGGGATTACTTCATCTTTATTTCAAACTGTTTATGACCAGGATTTTAGCTTACAAACTGCTAACCAAGTATTTGATTGTACGATTGGATTGTTTCAAAATTCTGATATAGTTTCTTCTTCATTAGCTGGAGTTGACTCTGTAGGAAAAGAATTGTTTCCATCTTCATCATTAATGATGAGAGAAAAGATGGATAACTATAGACAATTTGCACAATTGCTTTTAGGAGATTCTGATTCTCGATTTGTAGCTCCTTATGATTCAAACAGTGCAAATGATAAAATAGATGCAGCATTTTTCATTGCATTTAAGAGGTTATTTGCAAGAGATCAAATTAAGAGAGAATCTTTCGCAATGAGATTTTATCAATCTGCGTCTCTTTGTAGGTATGACGGTGCTCCCAATATTCCGAACATTTATTCTACTTCAGAATTAGGCGTATCTGTTTATACAGATATAGGATCTTCTAACGAAAAATTTAATGTGTTCGGAGGTCAGTTAGGGAATATAGTAGATGCTGCTGATACTACAAGAACAGTAGGACTAATGTTCTATGATAGAGGAATAGCGATATTAGATTTAGAAAAAGTTGTTTCTGCATCTCAATTTATGTCTGGAACCATTGACGCAATGACACCAACTGGATATACTATATTAGGACACGCAGGTACTGCAACTGCTGGAATTTCTAAGTTTATACCTGATTTTATAGTTTCAGCATCTATAGACAACGTCGTAGATCATATTTGCGCTACAAGATTTAGTTCAGGATCTCAAACTGCAATAACGTTTCAAAATACTACAAACATCAATAGCACGTTGATATTCTGTCGTGCAGGAGCTGATGAATTTAATTACTCTTCGAATCCTACATTCACAGATTCTAACAATAGAATAGTCGTAATAGATCCAGGACAAGAAGATACTCAACAAACTTTTACGTTTATTACATCTGTAGGTTTATATGATGCAAATGACAATCTTCTTGCCACTGCTAAGATGAGTCGACCTGTAGAAAAGAGTCCTGAAAGAGATTTGACTTTTAGAGTTAGATTAGACTTTTAATTTTTTAACGTCATTTTTATTAATGATGTCATATGTCATCATATTTTTAATGATGTATAATTAGCAACATTATAGATGTCTATCTTCAAGATTAATCCTACAGATTTTCAAAGCATAACTGTTACTACTAATCCTGCTAGAAATTATTTTTCAAGCTCAAATGGAACGACTGGTTCAGTTAGAATTTTTGCAAGAAAATCTTTTGTTGAAAAAGACATTGAATCAGAAGATGATCCATCTACGGTTTTTAATGAATCTTCTCTTTTTAATTCTTGGAATTCATTAAAAACAAATAGTAATAAAAAAAATATTTTTAATAATGTTAATTTGTTTTTGAGTGATGTTAACGCAACTAGTATTTCATTAAAAAAACAAAAATCTTTAGATATTGTAAGGTTTACTCCTACGAACATTCCTTCCACGGGAACATTTAAAAAGTTAGCAATAAAAAATAATTTGTCTACTTATTATAGAACTGCATACCCATCCGCTAATTGGGGATATTGCAACTATCATAGTTTAAACTTTTTTTCTTCTTCTACTGTTCCAACTTCTTCTGTACTGCTATATCCTAACAGCGGAAAAAACGATACTAGGTACCTTTTAACAGGAGCTTTTAGTTTAGATTTTCATATTAATCCCAGATATAATTCTTTAGATTCTTCTGGTCATTTTAAAGCAGGCACTATTTTTCATTTATCCTCCAGTTATGCTTTGTCTTTAGTGACTGGATCTTTAAAAGATGAGAACGGCCTGCCTTCTGGATTTAGGTTACAATTACAACTTGAGAGAGATGCAAATTTTTCGCCTTCAACGGTTAAAAAAGAAAATGTATTTTTATCTAATGACAATTGTTTAAGTTTTAATCATTGGCATCATGTTGTTGTGAGGTGGGGTACTAATAAAATTAATCATGGAACTGGTTCATTTGTCATTGACGGAGTTGAGCAAGGAACTTTTAACGTTTTTTCAAGCTCTTTGTTGAAACCCGTATATAGCCCTGGTGGATCAAGCAATATTTTGTGTATTGGAAATTATTATGAAGGAACAAATTCAGGCGCGGACAAAGTTAGCATATTTTTTAATTATAGCGCAGCTAGTAAGGAAGGACTAGAATATCGATTCACAAGTAATCATCCTTTGGGATATCCCGAGGAGGGCTTCGAGACGAGCACGACGGACCACTTCGATCCTGTTAATTTTACGTTTAATCATCCTTTGCAGGCTGAAGTACATAATCTTACAATAAAAAAGTTTTATGTTACTGATAAGGATATAGCAGCTTCTGGATCAGTCGGACTTACAGATTTAAAAAATGTAGCATTCTATCTTCCGCCTTTTTTTACGTTTGATTCACCACCTAGATATGATTCGTTCAACTCATACTCAAAAACTCAAGGAGTTTTATATTCTCCATCTATTAAAATACAAGGAATAACAACAACTCCTTTTAGCGTTCCTATGGCGTTTGGAGCTGATGGACATTATATTAATACGGAAAATTTTTTAAAAGATTTTGCTAATGGCATACTTCCAAAGCAGCTGTTTCTTTCAGCTTCCTTAGTTCCAGCAGGAACTCCTGGAACTGCAAATCAAATTTTATATAAGCAACCCCAAGTAAGAAAAAGAAACTTAACGATACTTCCATGTGATGATGGAACTTTTTATCCAAATTATGATATTTTTCAAGTAGCTGGATCTAATGTTTCTATTAAAGATTGCTCATCTCTGCTCACCACCACGTACGTTTTAGAACAAGATCCAAAAAAAGTTTCATATGTAGATGATTTAGGAAACTATCTTGAAGGTTTTATAAGCCTAAATAACATGGCCTTTACAGGTTCATGGAACAAAAATAATAATGAAGCTCATTACATCGATCGAAATATTGCTCCAACGACCAAAGATCCTACTAAAAATTTAGAAGGGTTAAGCAAGTCGAAGGCGCAGGAATCTGGAACGCCTTTACCTTTATTAGGTTTAGATAAACTTTACAAAATACAACGTGAAGAAACTCCTTATGAAATTTCTTATAAACAACAAGACGGATCTTCTAACCAAGTAACGTTTTTTGATATCAGCAATTTATTTTACGGACTGAGGATATTACCTGGAAGCTTTACGATAACAGATTCAAATATGAAAGGGAGTGGTGGCGCGGTAAAAATTACTATAAAAGATGATGGCCTTGGAACGTTATATAGAGCAAATTCTTTTACTCCTCATTGCTCTTGGAATTCAGTTGGAACAATTTTTTATAATGAAGGTATCGTTGTTATTAAGAATCCTCACTTATATTTCTTTGGCGAAAATCAGTATGAAATGTCATTTAAAGGTGAACAAAATATTCACGTTTTAAGAACTGAAGTTTTAGCCCCTCAAAACTATTTGAATTCTTCTTCAAACCCTTCGTATATTCAAGTTCCTTCGTCGAACAGACCTAATGAACCTGATCCTAATTTCGTTTATATAACAGGAATCAATTTTCATGATGACAATTTGAATGTCATCATGAAGACTCAACTTGCACAGCCCATTACAAAAAGGAATTCTGAAAAAATTCTATTCCGTGTAAAATATGACTTCTAAAACAAAGAAGCGAAGAAAGAAAAAAAGCAGATATCATAGAGGGGTTCACACTTCTCCTATTGCAGGAGAATGTAAGTATCGTTCAGGATGGGAGCAAAAGTATATGGAACATCTAGATGCAGATCCTGACGTCATAGTATGGTCCTATGAAAAATTAGTGATAGAATACATTTCTAACCAACGAATAAAAAAAGTCCGCAAGTATTATCCAGACTTTCAAATTGTATACAAAGATGGTCATAAAGTCGTCGTTGAAATAAAGCCTTCTAGAAAACTGCAACAAGCTTCAGTTGTGAAAAAAGTTAGAGCAGCCAAAGAATGGTGCACGAATCATGACGTGACCTACAAAGTATTGACAGAATTTGAATTAAAAGACCTAGGACTAATTTAAATTAATTTTACTGAATGCATCTGGAGTTAAAATAAGATGATATGGCATATCACGGATACATACCTTTTATAAAAGAGTCTTTGTTTAAATTAGACAATCCAAAAGTATTAGAAGTTGGACTCGACAAAGGTGTAACTACGATTCCTACAATCGTTTTTTTAGCAAGAGCAAAAAAGAAATTTGAGTTTGTAGGCGTGGATGTTTTGATTCAAGAACCGCTGCTTATTACTTTAAGAAACATAGACGTTTCAAAAGAACAAAAGATATCTTTGTTCCAAGACAATAGTTTGAATATTTTACCAAAGTTTGTAGAAAATTCTTTTAAGTTTGATGTTGTATTATTGGACGGAGATCATAACTACTTCACGGTTTCTAAAGAGTTGGAACACCTTAATGATTTAGTTTCTGATGGAGGATTAGTCATAATAGACGATTATCACGGTCGTTGGGCGGAAAAAGATTTATGGTATGCTGAACGTGATGGTTATGAAAAAGTAGAAACTGCGACCAAGAAAGTTGAAACTCAAAAGCACGGAGTGAAACCTGCTGTTGATGAATTTTTGCTTTCAAACTCTCATTGGGAAACTTTTACATTAATGAATGGAGAACCCATCGTTTTGCGAAAAAGAAATTGAGAAATTTAAATGAATTTAATTTTAGGGTTAGACGTTTCAACAACAGTGACGGGAATATGCATTTTAAATTCTAAAATTTCTCCTGATGATAAAGGTTCTCATATAATTTATTTGGACAAAGTAGATTTTAAGAAATGCAAGACATTGTGGGAGAAAGCAGACGTTATTGCAAATGAATTTTCAGATTTGCTATCAAAATATCCTGGAGAGTATTCCGTTTCGCTTGAAGAACCCCTAATGGGATTCAGAACAGGAATGTCTTCTGCTGCAACAATAACGACATTGATGAGATTCAACGGAATAGTTTCATACATCTCAAGAGAAATATTTAAGGTTGATCCTGCTTACATTGCATCATCTTCAGCAAGAAAACTTTGCGGCATAAAAATGCAAAAGACGTCTATTGCAGGAATGAGCGGAAAAGAACAAGTCTTTAAATACATGTCTGAAAATGATTTGAAGCACATCACTTGGCCCACAAAAAAGAATGGTGATGCCGTTGATTGGAGCCGTGATGCGACCGACGCTTATGTCGTCGCAAGAGGATACTCTTTATTGTCTTCGAAATCATGAATTGAAAAAGTTCCATAACATGAGATAAGTTAGTCTTATTGTGCATTCTTTGTCTGATAAGATAAAGTTTTATGAGTCTATCTTTGGTCGCGGAAGAATTTCTAGCAACGGAAAGAACTTCGACGTTAGGTGCCCAATATGCGCACCTCTAGACCCAACTAAAAAGAAACTTGCGATTAGAACTACTGATGATGCAAATCATTGTTGGGTATGCGGATTCAAATCAAGAAGTCTTATTCCTTTATTAAAGAAGTATGGCACGCAGGAACATTTAAATGCATATAGAGCGCTAATCGGTATCGACGGAAAATCGACTCTACTAACTGCGCAAGTCGATAAAGTTGAAAAGATAGAATTACCAAAAGATTTTCAACTTTTGACGCTAGCAAACTATGATGATCCTGACGTTAAAGCTGCATGGAGATATGTTTATTCAAGAGGATTATCGGATAGAGATGCATGGTATTTTAAGTTTGGATTATCTAATGAAGCAAAATGGCACAGAAGAGTTATCATGCCATCATTTGATGACAGAGGAGAACTAAACTATTTTGTTGCAAGAGCGATTGATAAAGATAAAAAGCCTAAGTATGACAATCCTGATGTTGATAAAAACCCGATTGTTTTCAACGAAATAAACATAGACTGGTCAAAAAGACTGGTCTTGGTAGAAGGACCTTTTGATTTAGTTAAATGTCCTGAAAATTCTACTGCGTTATTAGGGTCAGATCTTGATGAACGTCATGAAGTTCTTAATAAAATTTTATTAAATAACACACCGGTTGCTTTAGCGCTTGATGGAGACATGTGGAGTAAAAAAACTCCTAAAATAGTAAAAAAGTTACAAGAGTATGATGTTGATGTTGTAGTCGTCGACGTCAGACCGTGGGAAGATCCAGGTAGTATGTCAAAGGCTGAATTTGAAGATGCTCTTTGTTCTGCAAAACCTTTGCTTTGGCAAGACAGGTTTTTGACAAAATTAGATAAATTTGTTTCTTCAAGTTTCAGATTTTAAACAGTTATTGAACACTACTTTCACATAGTGTATTGTAATTAACTAATGGCTATTATAGCTCACATTGCCGATGTTCATTGGCGCGGATTGAGTCGCCACGATGAATATCGTGAAGTATTTTCGTCTTTTATCAAAGATTGCAAGAAAAATCGTGTCGACCACATTTTTGTTGGTGGAGACATTTTTCATACAAAAACTTCTGGAATTTCTCCTGAATACATCGATCAGTTGACATGGTGGCTTGAATCCATGTCAGAAGTTGCGCAGGTTCATTTAACGCTTGGAAATCATGATGGAAACTTGACAAATCTTACTAGACAAGATGCTGTTTCCCCTATCGTTCAAGCTCTTAATAATCCTAAAGTTCATCTTTACAAAAAGAGTGGAGTATACGAGTTTGTTCCTGGGTTTAATTGGTGCGTTTATAGTCTTTTTGATGAAGAAAATTGGGACAAAGTAAAGCCTGAATCTGGAAAAATCAATATTGCATGTTATCACGGAGCAGTTTTAGGATGTCTTACCGAATCTGGATGGGAGATCGATGAATCACACATCAAGGTAGAATTTTTTAAAGATTATCCTTTTACTTTTCTTGGTGACATTCATCAAATGCAGTATTTGGGATATAGAGAAGACTATAACGGAAATAAAAAACCATGGATTGCTTATCCAGGAACGCCTCTTCAGCAAAACTATGCCGAAGAGCTTGATCACGGATATTTGTTATGGGATATTAAATCTCAAGATGATTGGGAAGTAAGCTTCAAAAAGCTTCCTAATCCAAAACCTTATGTTACCATTCAATGGGCAGGTTCAAAAAAAGATTTTTTAAAAGAAGCTTCAAAATATCCAAAACAAACTCGTTTTCGTATTAAATCTGCGATCGATCTTTCACAAGATGATGTTTCATTTTTAACTGAAACCTTGAAGTCAAATTACTCAGCGACTGAAGTAACTTTTAAATCTGAGTATAGAGCAGAAAGCGAAACGATCAAGGCTGGATCATCTACAATTGCAAAGTCTGACTTGACGTCATCTGATGTAATTTTAGGATTAATTCAAACTTATTGTAAAGAGAATGGTGGGTCAGACGCCGACTGGGATAGCATATCTTCTCAAATAAAAAAGTATATGTCGACAGTTGCATCATCTGATGATTATGTCAAAGGATCAAAATGGTCATTGAGACATCTGAAATGGGACAATACATTTGGATATGGAGAAGAAAACGAAATTGATTTTTCAAAATTAAATGGAATCGTAGGAATATTTGGATCCAACAGAATTGGTAAATCTTCCATCGTCGGAACGATGATGTATTCTTTGTTTAATTCTACTGATAGAGGATCTATAAAGAATCTTCATGTTTGTAACATTAGAAAAAATTATTGTTCTGCTAGAGCAATCTTTGAGCATAACGGAAAGCTGTATATTACCGAACGCCAAACGACTAAATCAATTACGAAAAAAGGCATTGTTAATGCTTCAACATCATTAAACTTTTTTAGGATGAGAGATGATGGTGATGTTGATGATTTATGCGATGATATCAG